CCCAACCGCTTCGGATAAACCCTCTGACACTGGTTGCTTATACTTCTCCACACTCAGCTTGATGATGGCTTGTATTGTGTATGTTAAGTTGTTAAGGAGTTGTTCTATTGCCTTTTGGTTTTGTTGCGCTTGGGGTGATGTGTCCATCGGGGTATACTGCGCTCCCGTTGCGCCTTGTATGATTGTGTCGTTGGTGGAGGAAATCTCCACTTGGTTTGTGTTGTCTGTTAAGTCCTGTAATGTAAATGTGGTCATGCTAGTTCTCCTTCGGTTGTTAAAATTGGTTTAGTGTTGCCTGTATCTATGCAAATACTGGGGCGGTTTACGCTGATGTAGTCATACAAGTCCACCCCACCTTCGCCGTATGCTTCTTCCTCTAGGTCATCGGCATCCTCACCGCATCTCAGGAATAGGGCATCAGCCTTGTAGTTATCTACCGCATCATCTATTAAGTCCATGTGCGCCTTGACATCGGGGTATCCGTCATACCACTTCACATCATCGGCATGAAAGAAAATAACAGGGGTATCCCCCTCCACAATCGCTAGTTCTTTTAGTGCATCTGTTGTATGCGTGTCCTTCTTAACTAGCTGAACCCCAATGAAGGTATCCATAACCTCCTTACTTTCAAAACGAATTACATAACTAACCTCTGATCTATACCCCATTTAGTTTCTCCCTTGTTGTTGCGTCTATTGTGTATTGATAGAAGGCATTGTTTAAACACCCTACTATCTCGTTTACTTCATCAACCTCATCTACTACATCTAGCACCTTACTTATATATGCCTCTGTTGTTTTAATTGTTGGGTTCTCCATTACTTCTAACAACAACCCAGCTACCTTAAAGAACTGCACCCTATTAGCTACCATGTTGTTTCCTTTCGTTTAGTTGTCTTTGCTTCTCTCGTCTAGCTTGCGCTAGTCGTGCGTTGTGTCCTGATTCTTTTCGCCAGTTATACATATTCACCTACCATAAAAACCCCCTGTAAAAAGAAAGATATGAATAAACATAAACAACCAAACTGCAATCAGTACATACTTCATACAAACTCCTTTACCCAATCAACATAAACTTCACCCAAACCCAGCCACCTAGCCATGCGCTTGCGCTCAGGCTTATCAAGTGGATAGACCAAAAGAATCTCATCGCCTACCCGCTTCACATAGATAAAGAACTCAGGCTTATCAGGCTTCCTATATAACTTAATTACCCTCATAACAAAACCTTTCGTAGACCTAACTTAAAAAATGATTGCGTTGTGTAAAGCGTGCCGTCATCCCCTGTTATGTACTTAACCCTTGCTTCCTCGGTGTCCTCATATAGCTCAAGCACCTCATACCTACTGTAAAACCCCTTTCTATCTTTTAATGTAACCCATTGATTCTCTTGCACTTCTCTACCTGTCTGCTTGTTTAGTATCATGGTTTTCATTTTGGGTAGCTCTCCGTTGAAAGTAGTCCTATTAAGTAATCGTTCAGCATTTCTACATCATTGTTTGGGTGACGGAATGAGCCCTTGTATTCGACTAGCCTATCCTCGTCTAACAGATAAGCCGTCACCCTTCCTAGTGCATCTGCTTCTTCTTTAGTCATCATTTTGTTTCTCCTTGTTTGATTAGTGATTCTCTTGTTCGTGGTGTTGGAAAGATGGTCTTGCGTTTGGCTTTGTAGTTGTAGGGTAGGCACTCGTATCTCTGCATTAGCTCCTCCTTTTCTATCTTATTAACCCAATCTACCCAGCTTCGTTTATCCCTGTCTGTGTTTATTGGCGTAGCCTCTCGCTTTAGTTTGTGCTGGGTTAATAGTATGCGTGTGTCGAGTAGGGTTTCGAGGTAGTCGAGGTAGAACTGATGGGTTTGTGGGTTAGCGGTAGCGTGGTACTTGATGTTCGCCTTGACGATGTTTATTTCTCTGGTCAATGGTTTAATCATGTCAGCCCACCGCTTGTATCTAACTTTGTTTTCTATGCGAGTGGTGTTGATCTGTTTCTTGCGTAGTGCTACATCCTCTTTGATTTGGTTTACTGTGAAGTCGGGTAAGTTGCGCTTTGTTAAGAGGTTGTGTAACTGGTTTTTTGAAATCTTAGTGTAGGGTGTGTGTCGCATTTTGTTCCTTTCTAGTGGAGGTTTTCTCCACTAAGTTATGTTTTGTCCTACTTATTTCGGGTTTTGTCCACTTGCGTCCTTGGTTTATTTAAAGTCTGTGTGTGTAGGAGACGCCCGCTAACCCATATACTATAACGCTTTGTCGCAAGCCTGTCCCAATGTCCACTAAAAAACAGGAAAAGATAAACACCAAGACAAAGGACAAGGTGAAAAGATGTCCACTTATATAAGCCTATATATATAAATATCTTTATCTTTAATTATATATATACATTGTGGGATGAAGTGGACAGGACATATATAGCATAAGGGTTAGCGGTCGACCACCGCATTTCCAGCACGCAAAAACAGGGGGATAAAGTCGGACTACTGTATATAACACCAGTCCGACCCTTAACATCTAAACCCTCGCCGATTCCCATTCCTTTCTATGTATCTCTGCGAGCCTTATCGTGGTCATAGCGACCCATTCGCCAGCGTCTTGATACCCAGCCCTTAACTTCTTAACGGCGTTGATAGCGGGCTGTGCATGGGCGTAGATTTGGGTTTGCTTTTTAGTGTTGCGCTTGAACTCGATGATTACTCCATCACGCTTACATACAACAACATAGCCGATTGGGTTCTTTACTGATTGGTTTTTCATTTTGATTCTCCTTTGGTTGTGTTGGTGGAGGTTTTCTCCACTAGGGTTACTGCGATGATTAAGCCTGATATGGTGGCTATCCAGTTTGCGTAGGCGCTAGCCTCGCTTAGTGTTTCAAAGTATCTACCGCCTGATTCATACATAACTTCTCCTTTCGTTTGACATAAAAACAAACTGCGTGGAAGCCTCGCACTCCCACGCTTTCCTAACATCTTTGTAAACTGCATTAAATCTTTGCGAGGAAAGCCTTGCGTTGTGATGCTGTGAGAGCCTTGAACTGTGTAATGAGTTTAGCTACTGCATCAGGCTTCTTAGTTGCCTTTGGTTTGGTGGAGGTTTTCTCCACTTGGCTTGGCATATAGTAACGAAGCATAACCCTAGCTTGCTCACTCTCATCACTCGCACCATTCTTAGCAGACTCAAAGCCTAGCGAACCTGCGTAAGAACCTTTGGTAATCTCGATTGTGGCTACCTTCTTCTTAATGCTAATGATGCGTGCTATGTTGCTTCTCACTTCTAGCTGTTGCGTGATGGGCATGGCATTGAATACAGGTGCGAACTTCTGCATGGCATCACCGAGATTGAATGAGCCTTCAATGTGTTGCTCTACTGCTGATAGGTATTTAGTAACTTGTTTCATAACTTCTCCTTGTTGTTTAGGTTATATCGGCTTGGGCTAACCCTTTACCGATACCTCTATTATAACATATGGGGTACTATGGCTAGTAGCAATATGGCTCTGTTTTGACCCCACCCTACCCCCATGTCCCCGTTTTGCTGACCATGCCCCCTCCGACATATATCATTGTTTCTCTGGCGCAACTCAAAAAATGTCAAATTTTTGTAAAACGTAACTAAATCAACAACATACGGCTCAAAAAAATAGCAAATTTCGGACAAGCTAATGTCAAATCTTATACATACCCATAGGCATAAAACCCCGCACCCAATTGATACCTATAGGTATAAAAATAAAACACCACCTCCCAGAAAAAACGCTGTAACCCTATGAATACAAAAAAGAATTCCGTGCAAACGTGTGACATCAGGTGCATGAAACTTTAATAAAAACAAAGTAAATTTAAACCCAATAACAAAGCAAATAAAAAAGTTACCCGAACGGGGCATTTTGTAAGAAAAAGTAGGCAAATGTAAGGAAATATTCCCGAACGGGACATTTTGTAAGAAACTGTCATATATCAAATGACTCTTTAATAAGGCTTTATTTGTCAACAGAATGGTAAATAAGCCCCAAAACCAGCTCTATTTGTCAACGAAATGGTAAATAGCCACCCAATATGTCTACAAAACTGCAAAAAGTATTAACACACCGTATGTTAATCAGAAAAAAAGTATGTTAAATGACTCATTAATAAGGCTTTATTCTATTTACGGACTCATTTATGAGTCAAAAACGTTTCTCAAACTTTACAATCCACCCAAAACGTTTCTCAAACTTTACAAAAAACCAAAAACCCCATGTTGCGGTGCAGCAAAATGTGTAATAAACTACACAAAAGGTTCCATAGGGGAACCCCAACTAACCTAAAGGAAACAACATGTACGATTTTTTTAAACCGTTTGAGCTAGACAGAAACTACCAACAAGCCGAAAAAGCAATTAAAGGCGCTTACAATTTTTGGGTTGATGTAGTTGCTGATACCCTCAAACTTTTAAAAGCTAAATAAAAAAAAAAACCCCCGGGCGTTTTAAGTCCGGGGGCACAACTCACGTAACCGACGGCACAACGAAAGGAGAAGTAAAACCGCCGGTAGGAATAAGTATACACAAACAAAACAAAAACAGCTATAATCAAACCCAATCGTGACCCCATCACGCAACAGAAAGGGTTTTATTTGATCTTAGATCATTTAGTTTCAGCTGCTGCAGCTGACTTTGCTCCGGAGACCATACCGGACGGGGAATTGTTCGTCCCTATAAAAGACCTTTCCGTAAAAGAAACCATAGACGCGCAAGTAAATACTGCCGATTGGCTAAAAGAAATTATCGACGACGATGACGAATTGTTAGACAGAGCTCAAGAACAACGGGTAGGCGAAGCATTTGGCGCATTAATAACACAAAGCCCTGATACAAAAGATAGATTCCTAGAATTGGAACTACCAGAAGAAGTTAAGAGTGCAGTGTCCATGGTAACGGCCTATCAGTGGAAGTTTGTAGAGCAGGCGCAAGAGTTGCGCTCCATGAGCGTGGCCAAAATTGTTAAAGAAACAGACCACCCAGATGCTCGCATCCGCTTAAAAGCTTTAGAGTTACTTGGAAAAGTAACCGAGGTTGCCCTGTTTACAGATAGAGTCGAGATTAAGAAGACAGAACTCACAGACCAAGAGCTCGAAGCACAGATTAAGAAAAAACTTGAGAAGTACATGGGTGTCATCGAAGTTACTGAGGTAAAAGAAGAAGACATTGAAGAGATAGGCATTGTAAAAACCATCAAAGCGGATACCCGCGACGAATGAACCTAGACTTTTTAACCCCAGACGAAGCTATGGCGGCCAGAATGGCGCTAAAAGATATGACCACCCAAGAAAAGGCGGCATTCTTAGAAGAACTAAATGAAAAAGAACGGCGCGTGCAGCTTAAAGGTGCACAGACAGGCCCCATAGAGTTTGCCAAATACGTGTATCCGGGTTTCAAAGTGGGGCCTCACCACCGCAAACTAGCTAAAATCTTCGAGGATGTGATTGCTGGTAAGAAAAAGCGCGTGATTATTAATATTGCACCACGTATGGGCAAGTCCGAGTTTAGTTCGTATTTGTTTCCGGCATACTTCCTAGGTAAATACCCTGACAAGAAAATCATTATGGCCACGCATACCGCGGGGTTGTCAGAGGACTTTGGACGGAGAGTGAGGAACTTAATTGATTCGGATGAATACGCAGATGTCTTCCCCAACACAGTCGTCGCCGACGACCAAAAAGCAGCTGGTAAGTGGTCGACTGGTGCTGGTGGCCAGTATTACGCTGTGGGTGTCGGGGGTGCTCTTGCCGGACGAGGCGCTGACCTTTTTGTTATTGACGACCCTCATAGCGAACAGGATATAAAGGCTAACAGCCGAGCAACTTTTGATAATGCTTGGTCTTGGTTTCAAACTGGACCGTTGCAGCGTCTAATGCCGGGGGGCGCGATTATCGTCATTATGACGAGGTGGTCGCTTGTTGATTTGACGGGGCGGCTGGTAAACTTCACCATACAAAACCCTGAAGCAGAACCTTGGGAAGTGGTAGAACTACCAGCCATCCTTCCATCTGGGAAAAGTCTTTGGCCTGAACAGTGGCCCCTCGAGCAGCTAGAAGCCAAACGCCTACAGATGGACCCACGGTACTGGAACGCACAGTACATGCAGAACCCCACGGGCGATACCAGCGCCTTGATAAAACGGAGCGACTGGAGAATTTGGGAACCAGAAGACCCGCCCACGGTTGAATACATTATTCAGTCTTGGGATACGGCGTTTGAAACTAAAACCACATCTGACTACTCCGCGTGCACAACATGGGGGGTTTGGTACAACGAAGAAGATGGTAACAGCCCTAACTTAATTCTCCTAGATGCGTTCAAAGATCGGATGGCGTTCCCTGAATTAAAGGCTGTGGCACTCAAACATTATCAAGAGTGGAAGCCAGATGCGTGTATCATTGAGAAAAAAGCGTCAGGTGGTCCATTAATACAAGAACTACGCAGGATGGGGATTCCGATTCAAGAGTTTACACCCAGCCGCGGCAACGATAAAATAGTTAGACTTAATGCGGTTTCGGACTTATTTGCGTCTGGCCGTGTTTGGATACCTGATAGACGTTGGGCTAAAGATGTTGTAGAAGAAATAGCGGCATTCCCTGTAGGCGAGCATGATGACTACGTGGATACAACAACACAAGCGCTACTGCGTTATAGGCAGGGTGGGTTTATTAATTTAAATACGGACGAGCGCGATGACGACTTGACGTACAAGTATCGAAGAAGAGCAGCATACTACTAAGGAATAATGATGGGCATTGATAAAGGCTTATACCAAGCACCAAAGGGAATTCAAGAACTGGCAGACGACATGGAGCCGGATATTACTGTTGAAGTTGAAGACCCAGAAGCGGTTCACATTGGCTTGGATGGGCTGGAGATTGATATAGAAAAAATGGACGATGAAGGGGGCACTCCTGAATTTAATGCCAACTTAGCAGAAGAAATGGATGAAGGCGAGCTGGAGTCATTGGCCGCAGAACTTGCACACGATATTGATAACGATTTGAACTCCCGCAAAGACTGGGAGAAGATGTACAAAGATGGCATTACGCTGCTTGGTTTGAAGTTTGAAGAAAGAACCGAACCATGGGACGGCGCTTGTGGCGTGTTCCACCCAATGATTACCGAAGCCGTGGTGCGTTTTCAAGCTGAAGCCATTATGGAGACGTTCCCAGCCAAAGGCCCAGTAAAGACACAGATTATTGGTAAAGAAACCCGCGACAAAGTAGAAGCAGCGCAGCGTGTTGAGATGGACATGAACTACCAGCTCACAGAGAAAATGCCTGAGTTCCGTAATGAGCATGAGCGTATGCTGTGGAACTTACCATCTGCGGGCTCTGCGTTTAAGAAAGTCTACTACGACCCAAGCATCGGACGTCAGATTTCCATTTTTATTCCTGCTGAAGATATTATTCTCCCGTACGGCGCTAGTGAAATTGCCTCCTGCCATCGCGTAACACATCGCATGCGCAAGACTAAGAACGACCTGATTAAATTACAAAAAGCAGGGTTTTACAAAGACGCCGACTTGGGTGAACCAGAAAAGTTTCAAACAGAGATTCAAGAAAAGAAAGACAAAGAGACCGGTTTTACTGCTACGTATGATGATCGCTTTGAGCTGTATGAAGCACACGTAGATTTAGATTTACCCGGCTATGAAGACGAAGATGAGAACGGCGAACCAACAGGTATTGCGCTCCCTTATGTTGTAACACTTGTTAGAGGCACCAATGAAATTCTTGCAATCCGTAGAAACTGGAAAGAGGAAGACCCGCTCTGCCTTAAACGCCAGCATTTTGTCCATTATCAATACATCCCCGGTTATGGAGCATATGGCTTTGGCTTATTCCATCTTATTGGTGGTTTTGCCAAATCTGCGACTTCTATCCTCAGACAGTTGGTTGATGCGGGTACTCTTTCCAATTTACCGGGTGGTTTAAAGTCCAGAGGACTACGAATCAAAGGCGATGATACGCCGATTGCTCCAGGTGAATTTAGAGACGTAGATGTTGGCAGTGGCACAATCCGCGATAACATCCTACCTCTTCCATACAAAGAACCATCTGCTGTATTAGCAGGCTTGATGGATAAAATCATTGAAGAAGGTCGTCGCTTTGCAGCAACTTCGGATATGCAAATCTCTGATATGAGTGCTAACGCACCTGTTGGAACAACGCTTGCAATTCTGGAAAGAACCTTGAAGGTGATGTCTGCCGTTCAAGCTCGAGTACACTACGCCTTAAGACAAGAACTCAAGCTGCTTGCTGGTATTATTAGAGATTACACTGATGATGACTACAACTACCAGCCCGAAAGCGGCGACATCTACGTCAAAAAATCCGATTACAGTCATGTGGATGTGTTGCCTGTATCCGACCCTAATGCAGCCACACTATCTCAGAGAGTGGTCCAGTACCAAGCTGTTATCCAATTGGCGCAGAGTGCACCCCAGATTTATAACTTACCCGAGCTCCACAGGCAAATGCTTGACGTTCTGGGAATTAAAAACGCCGACAAACTGGTGCCTCTGGAGGCCGACCAAAAGCCAAAAGACCCTGTAACTGAAAACATGAACGTGCTAAAAGGTACACCGCTTAAAGCTTTTATTTTCCAAGACCATGAAGCGCATATTGCTGTTCATCAATCTATGATGTCAGACCCAGTTATTCAACAGCTTATTGGCCAAAACCCACAGGCAAATATGATTGCACAGGCTTTACAGTCACATATTGCTGAACACGTTGGATATGCGTATCGTCAGAAAATTGAAGAGCGTCTCGGTATTGCGCTACCTTCTCCAGATGATGAAATGCCAGACGCTATGGAAAAAGAAGTTAGCCGCCTCATGGCTCAAGCTGCTCCACAAATATTGGCTCAAAGCAAAGCGGCAGTTGCGCAGCATCAAGCTCAACAAAATGCACAAGACCCAGTACTGCAAATGCAAATGGAAGAGCTTCAAATCAAGAAACAAGACGCCGCCACTAAAGCACAGAAAGTTCAACTTGATGCTCAAGCTAAAGCCAAAGAACTGTCAATTAGAGAGCAAGAAGTACAAGCACGCGTTAAACAAGACGGTATGAAAGCCGGTGCTGAAATTGCTGTTAAGAAAGCCCAAATCTCTGAAGGTTTAGCTAAATCTAAAGAAGCGGGTATGCGGGTTAAACAAGATGGCCTAGCGATAGGTGCAGAGATTGCAATGAAACGTAAACAAACTAAAGGAGAATAATCCAAGTGATTGACAACCTAACGGCTGATTTCATAGCCGCACTGCGTGACAAGTTCCGCACAGATATGAATAACTACACTGACGATTTGGCAAATGGTCAGTGCACCACCTTTGAGCAGTACAAAGAGCTTTGCGGAGTGATTCGAGGTCTAGCTTTCGCAGAGCGCCACTTACTTGACCTCGCTGAGTATCTACAGAAAGACGACAACGATGAGTGATACCATCGCACTACCGCCAGAGGGTTTAATCCTTCCGCCGGGTATTACAATGCCCACCAAAGCCGAAGCACCAACTGAAGAAGAGTTGGCAGCCATGGATGACGGTGAAAAAGCAACGCAGCTCCCGAGTCCATCAGGACATAAAATTTTGTGCGCTTTAATTGACGCAACAGATAAGTACGAGAGCGGCATTATCAAAGCCGACGAAACAAAAACGGTCGAGGAATTAACTTCTCCGGTCTTGTTTGTTATGAAGCTTGGTGTTTCAGCGTATAAAGACAAAGAGCGTTTTCCAGACGGGCCTTGGTGCCAAGAAGGAGATTTTGTTCTTACCCGCCCGTATACCGGCACTCGGATTAAGATTCACGGAAAAGAGTTCCGCATCATCAACGACGACCAAGTTGATGGCACAGTTCTTGACCCCCGTGGCATTTCACGCGTTTAATTAAGGAGCTACCATGGCTGAGCAATTCCAATTTCCTGACGAAAGCGGCGACGCAGAGTTTAAGGAAGAACTAGTTGTAACAACAGAAGGCGATGATGCCGAGATTATTATTGAAGACGATACTCCCGAGCGTGACCGCCGTGCACAACCCCTAGATCGTGAAGTCCCAGACCCTTCGGAAGAAGAGATTGAAGGCTACACTAAAGGTGTTCAATCAAGAATTAAAGAGTTAACCCATGCCCGTCACGACGAGCGCCGTGCAAAAGAAACTGCATTGCGTGAGAAGCAAGAGCTTGAGCGTCTAACAAAACAAATTCTTGAAGAAAACCGCAAACTTAAAGAGCGAGTAAATACAGGCGAGTCAAACCACGCTGAAGTATTAAAAGCAAAAGCAGAAGCTGATATGGAAATGGCACGTCGCCGTTACAAAGAAGCGGAAGAATCCTATGATGCTGATGCAAAGTTGGAGGCACAAGAAGCACTCACCGAAGCTAAGATGCGTTTAGAGGCAGTGAAAAATTTTAAGCCTACCCCTTTACAAACAGAGGAAAAGGATGTAACAATACAACCAACGGCACAAGCTGTCCCAAAACCAGACGAAAAAACCTTGCGCTGGCAAGCAAAAAACCAGTGGTTTGGACAACCGGGATATGAAGAGTTGACAGCCTTCGCGCTTGGACTGCACCAAAAACTTGTCTCTACGGGTGTTGACCCGCGCAGTGAAGAATATTTCGAGAGAATCGACTCTCGCTTAAAGACGGTGTTTCCTGAAGTATTCGAGGATACCGCAAGCCAAAAAACGGAACCTGCTAAAAAGCCAGCAACAGTAGTCGCTTCAGCGTCTCGTTCTACGGGAGCGAAGAAGTCAGTTACGCTCACGAAGTCCCAAGCAGCTTTGGCTGACAAACTTGGAATACCCCGTGATTTATATGCTAAGGAATTTTTAAAACAGGAGGCCCGCAATGGCTAATAGTCGTACACCTCGTGACTTGGAAACACGCGAAAAAAATCCAGCTCGTGCTATCTATCAACCAGCCGCTACATTACCTGAACCTGCACCAGAACCCGGCTATAGCTTTAGATGGGTCGCAACTGCAATTAATGGTCAAGATAATCCGACTAACGTATCACAGAAGTTTCGTGATGGTTGGGAACCTGTAAAGGCGGAAGATCACCCAGAGATGATGATTCAGGGCAATAAAGACGGCAACATTGAAATCGGTGGTTTAATGCTTTGCAAAATTCTTACCGAAAAAATGGAAGCACGAAAAGAGTATTACGAGCAGCAATCTCAAAACCAAATGGATTCGGTGGATAACCATTTCATGCGGAATAACGATGCCCGTATGCCATTGTTCTCAGAGCGTAAAAGCACTGTTAGCCGTGGTAGCGGGTTTGGAAACGGTTCAAAATAATAGGAGCTTTTTATGAGCACAGTATCGGCCCCGTACGGGCTTAAACCGATCAATTTGATCGGCGGTCAATCATTTACAGGCGGAACAATCCGTGAGTATTTGTTGACCACAAACAACACCGCGCCAATTTATACTGGCGACTTGGTGCAGTTAGGTGCAGCAGTAGCAGGACAACCAACAGTTGTTACAGCTACTCCTACAACTAGCTCAGCAGGTATTGCAGGTGTTTGCGTTGGCGTTCGCTACCAGTTATCTGGTCAGCAACTTGGCTATCCTTTGTATGCAGAGTATTTACCTGCAAACGCTGTGACTGCCGGTTACACCAACATTTTCATTCGTGTAGTAGAAGACCCAGATCAACTTTTTCAAGTTCAATCTTTGGGTTCTATTGGCTATGACTCCATCGGTAAAACAGCTGCTTTGGCTAACTTTACTGCTGGTACAGGCTCTACAACTGGTAACAGCACTTCAGGTAACTCTGTTGTTGCTATGGCCTCTACAGCTGCAAACACAAGCGCTCTTGCTGTTAAGATTGTTGACTTGGTTAACTCCAGCTCTACATTCGGCGGCAACTTCCCATCTAACCCCGGTGATGCGTATACCGATGTTATCGTCAAGTTGAACTTTGGCGTGCATCAGTACTACCAATCTGCTGGTACAGCTAACTAATAAAGGAGCTATAACATGGCTATTTCACGTTCACAACTCCTAAAAGAGTTACTCCCGGGTCTAAACGCATTGTTTGGTTTAGAGTACAAGCGCTATGGCGAAGAGCACAAAGAGCTTTACGAAATCGAATCTTCTGAGCGTTCATTCGAAGAAGAAACAAAACTGTCTGGTTTCTCAGCCGCTCCGGTTAAGAACGAAGGCGGTGCAATTTCTTACGATAATGCACAAGAAGCTTTTACAGCTCGCTACTCACACGAAACTATTGCTTTAGGTTTCTCAATCACTGAAGAAGCGATTGAAGATAACTTGTACGACAGCTTGTCTGCTCGTTACACTAAAGCATTGGCTCGTGCTATGGCTTATACTAAGCAAGTTAAAGGTGCATCTGTATTGAACAATGGTTTCTCATCTAGCTACAAAGGTGGCGACGGCGTTGCTTTGTTCTCTGCAGCACACCCATTGGTAAACGGCGGTACAAACAGCAACGTTCCTCCAACACCAGTAGACTTGAACGAAACAGCTTTAGAAGCTGCAACAATTCAAATCGCTGCTTGGACAGATGAGCGCGGCCTTTTGATCGCTGCTAAGCCACGCAAGTTGGTTATTCCTCCAAACTTGATGTTCGTTGCAACTCGTTTGCTCGAGACTAACCTCCGTGTTGGTACAACTGATAACGACATCAACGCTATCAAGAACAACGGTACCATTCCAGAAGGTTACACAGTTAACCACTTCTTGACTGATACAAACGGTTGGTTCTTGTTGACTGATGTACCTAACGGTTTAAAAATGTTCGAACGTACTCCGCTGCAAAACAGCATGGACGGCGACTTTGATACCGGTAACGTACGTTACAAGTCACGCGAGCGTTATAGCTTCGGTTGGTCTGACCCACTCGGAGCATGGGGCTCAAGCGGTTCTACCTAATCTGGTAAAACCCTATAAAAACCCCGCTCACAAGGCGGGGTTTTTTGTTTCATTCCAATGATGTATTCTGTGGTGGTTAGCGCACAGCACAATACACTTTTGGATTTCTTCCATAGCTTTTATATAGCTTCTATCGCTCACTAGGCGGCTTACTGAATATTCTTTATCAGCTGGATTTATATGGTGAAAGTCTAGAACGGCCGGATGGTTTTCCCCACATACCGCGCACTTTAGAGTGGCTTTAAACTCTTGCCACTTTTCTTTATTTGCTTTGTTTGTTTTCTTTATTGCTGCCCGTACTTTTTCTGTGTTTCTTTCGTAGTACGCACGGCTGCGTTCTCTGTAATATGCTTTTTGTTTTTCTGGGTTTTTATATGGCATTTTTAATGTCTAAAGAATAAGTTTTAATTGGCTCATGGCTTTTTAAATCTACATTGCAGGCCCATTTAACGGCTTCTTCGGCGCTAAGCCCCATACGCATACACACCTCCGCGGCCATGGCACCAGAACCAATAGACATAAAAGTTTTAGCTTTCTCCCACTCGAGGTCATCCCCACAATAAAAAAGGCCGTCTTTGGTTAGTTTAATAAAAGAACTATCGGCTTTTAGCTTAGGTTTTGTTTTACTTTTTTTGTTTATGTACTCAACAACTTTGTCGCAATCGCACCAGTTCCCCGCCACACCTAACCACCCACCATCTATCGGAACAATCTTTTCATCAAAGTATTTAATCCCTGTGTCTTCGTCTGAAAACTGGCTATCAGACACCAATATTTTTTTATTCCAATCGCCCACAATAGTCGTCATTTTGTCGCCAATATGTAAAGACCTACGTTAGAAAAAGCATAACCCGCATACACCATAGACATTGCCCAATTACCTTTAGCGCCTTGTTCTACCGATATATACCCGTAAATTAATCCAGTAACTATGATAAGCCATGAACTCATATTTTTCCTTTTTACATATTTTACTTAAATATTGTTGCACAAAAACTAAAAAAGAGTAAACTAGCACTAACTGGGTGATATACCTATACCAACCGCCCCAGCGGATATTGCAAGAATGGTGTAGGGACTTTTGCAAAAGGAAGAAATTATGGGTTTCGCTACTCACTTAGGCCCTTGGTTATTGGGCACAAATCGCTACACAACAGGCACAACTGCCGCTACTACAGCTAATACAGGCTGCACAGTCGTTTCTCAATCCGCACCAGTTGTTTATGGTACTTTGACTGGCAATTTGATTGCTGTTCCTGCTGGCGCACAAATCATTGACGTTAAAGTTGTTACCACAACTGTATTTAGCGCCGCTACAACTGCTAAATTAAGCATTGGTGGTACTGATTTCACCACTACAGGTACTATTACTAGTGTTGGCTCTGTTGCTTTGGGTGCAAATGCTACTACTCCAGCTGGTTGGTTAAACGTTGGTGCTACTGATACTTTCATCACCTACACATTGGCTGGTACATCTTTGACTACTGGCGCAGCTACTATTATCGTTACTTACGCAGTTCGTGATACAAACGGTAATCAACGTCCAACTACATTCCAAAATTAATCTGGTTAGGTAGGGTAAACCCCTACCTTTCTTTCAACTTAGGAGATTAATTATGACAATGCAGTTTGACGTAAAATCGGCTTATGCAGGTACGTTACCAGCCCAGTTATTTACTGGACGCGTTCGTTTAAAACAAATAGTTTTGATCGGTAATGGTACTGCAGGAAGCATTATTATTTATGATGGTACAGATACTTCTGGCCCTATAGTCTGGCAACAAAAAACTTCTACTGGTGTACAGCCTTTTCAAGTTTTAGTTCCGGGCGAAGGCTTGCTATGCCAAAATGGTATTTATGTAACTGGCACTAACATTTCATCTGTAACAGTTTGCTATGGCTAAGAAAAAAGGAGTCTCTCTTGCGGTTGGTCGTGGCGAGAAGTTGCCTGTATCTAAGGGCGCTGGTCTCACAGCCAAAGGTCGCCAGAAATATAATGCTGCTACAGGCTCTAATCTAAAGGCTCCACAACCTGAAGGTGGACCTCGTAAAAAGTCGTTCTGTGCTCGTATGTCTGGTATGCCCGGTCCAATGAAAGATGAAAACGGTAAGCCAACTCGTAAGGCAGCTTCCTTAAAACGCTGGAAGTGCGGTTCAAAATGATTGAAATAGACCCAATTACAACAGCCAGAGAATTAGCTACCCACGCTAATGACATCCAACATTTACAGGCAGATATGGATAAAATGGTAGAGGAGATGAAAGAAATTAAAGAGGCCATTCTCGCTATACGCAAGACTCTTGATGAAGCTCATGGCGGTTGGAAAGTGTTTATTATGATTGGTGGCGCCTTTGCAGTTATTGGCGGTGCTTTGGGTTGGTTTTTTGAAAAGATTGTTAAGTAATGCCTAGCACATCTAAGAAACAACATAACTTTATGGCAGCTGTTGCGCATTCACCGGCGTTTGCTAAGAAGGTAGGAATTAAACAGTCTGTGGGGCAAGACTTTGCCGCCGCAGATAAAGGCAAAAAGTTTGGTGTTGGTGGTGACGTTAAGTACACTCAAGGTGGAAACAAGCAGGCCAACAAACAACAGACTAGAGAAGGCTCTGTATTTGGGTATAAAAAAGAAGTACCTAATATTAACCTTAATAAATACGCAGGACTCAAAGGAGGCGGTATGGCTAAAGATATGGAATCAAAAGCAGAAACCAAAAAAGAAATGGCGATGGACAAGAAACAAGATGTCGCTATGATTAAAAAAGCGTTCAAAGAGCACGATGCTCAAGAACACAAAGGTGGTAAAGGTACTAAAATCACGCTTAAAGCTGGTGGTAAAGTTCGCGGTTGTGGTATTGCGACTAAAGGTAAAACTAAAGGAAGAATGGTATGAAAAAATTTCAAAGTCAACCAGCACTAGAAGCTGGTGTAGAAAATATTAAACACGAGACAATGGCTAAAGCATTGAAAACAAACGCTGCTGGCCACAAACCACATGCAGAAGTTTTTGGTGTTCATAGCGCGGGACACACAATGCACGACGACCACGTAGAGAAAATGTGCGGCGGCGGTATGGCTAAGGGCAAGAAGTAATGAGAGCTTCCCGCGGCATGGGTGATATTAACCCGGCCAAAGAACCAAAGGCTACTACCACCCTGAAAAAAGGTGGTTGGATCGCGGGTGCTATCAAAAAACCTGGAGCTCTACATAAAGCTCTCGGCGTACCACAAGGTGAAAAGATTCCGTCAAGCAAACTAGCTGCAGCTGCAAATAAACCCGGTAAGGTGGGTAAGCGGGCTGTCTTGGCGGAAACCTTAAAAGGGTTTAAAAAATAATGACCACTTCTGGCGCATCAGCGTTTAATCTAGAACTATCAGACATTGTCGAAGAGGCGTTTGAGCGCTGCGGCAAAGAGCTGAGGTCTGGTTACGACTTGCGTACGGCACGTCGGTCATTGAATTTGTTGACTATTGAGTGGGCTAATCGTGGCATTAATATGTGGACGATTGAGCAGGGACAGATTGCGCTTACACAGGGCATTAACACATATGACCTTCCAGTTGATACCATTGACCTTTTAGAACACCAGATTCGTACAAATAACGGCAATCAAGCAACACAAACCGACATTACTATCAGCCGTATCAGTGTTTCAACATATGCCACAATCCCAAATAAGTTAAGCCAAGGTCGTCCTATTCAGGTTTGGATTCAACGTATGTCCGGTGCGCAGTACCCACTACCCGGCCCTAATGGTACAGACCCTGTTACAGGCATTGACGCCCCAAAGATTACAGTCTGGCCTACCCCAGATGGTTCACAGCAGTACACGTTTGTTTATTGGCGTTTACGCCGTATTCAAGACGCTGGCAACGGTATCAATACTCAAGACATCCCATTTAGGTTTATTCCTTGTATGGTTGCTGGATTGGCGTATTACTTATCCATTAAGTTAGAAGGTGTAGACCCGGGCCGAAGTGCAATGCTTAAAGCTGACTATGAGCAGCAGTTCCAGTTGGCTGCCGATGAAGATAGAGAGAAAGCACCAATACGTTTTGTACCACGCAGGATGTTTATTGGGGGTGGCTAATGCCTAATAAATTTGCTTCTGGTAAGTATGCGATTGCCCAGTGCGACCGCTGCGATTTTAGATATAAGCTGACTGAGCTGCGCACGGAGATTATTAAAACCAAACCATATCAGTTAAAAGTTTGTAAAACCTGTTGGGATCCAGATCAGCCTCAGTTACAATTAGGTCTCTACCCCATAAATGATCCGCAAGCAGTCAGGGAGCCTAGAAGGGACAACAGCTATTTAGCGTCTGGTTTGGATGCTAATGGGTATCCCAGCGGTGGTAGCCGTGATACGCAGTGGGGTTGGAGCCCTGTAGGCCAAGGGTACGACTATAACGAAACACCTAACTATCTGGTTGGGCAGACAGCAGTAGGAACAGTAACAATTAATTAGGAGTAGGACATGACATTTAAAAGCGGAGCAAATGGCGTTGCTAAAAAAGGCCATACAAAAGGTAAAAATTTAGGTGACTCAGGTTCTGACGTCAGCATTATGGTTGGTAAAAAACCTGCTAAAGGCATTACCGGTGGTAAAACCAACGAAGACATGATGTCTATGGGCCGTAATATGGCTAAAGCAAAAGCGAACGGAAAATAATCATGGCTATCAATAACAAACCTGCATCTACATACGCAAAGCCACATACAATGAGCGGTAAAGCTGTTGGTAACGAGTTACCGGCTATGTCCGATGAATCTGGCGCTGAATATTTAAAAGGCATTGCCATTTCTGTAGGCACAGTAAGTAAAGGTAACTATAAGCCTACTAAAACCGCTGGTGTTGAAACTCGTGGTAACGGCGCAGCAACTAAAGGCCGCACTGCTCGCGGGCCAATGGCCTAATAAGGTTTATACCTAATGCGCTATACCGAATTATACCAAGCAATTATTGACTACAGTGAAAATAGTGAGCCGCTGTTCATAAATAATATCCCGCGCTTTGTAAGAGAAGCAGAAGATAGGGTTTATAACAGCGTGCAAATTCCTTCATTGCGTAAAAACGTGACAGGAACACTCACATCCGGAAACCAGTATTTATCAGCGCCAAGTGACTATTTATCTACTTATTCTTTAGCTGTTATTGATGCAAACAATAATTACAACTTCTTGCTAAACAAAGACGTTAACTTCCTTCGTGAAGCATACCCTACAGTAGTCTATACAAGTCCAGCTTATCAGGGTACACCGCAAGGTACACCAAAATACTACGCTTTATTTGGTTCTCAATACAGTAGCGCTAATGAGCTGTCTTTTATGATGGCCCCTACTCCAGATGCAAGTTATAACGTAGAGCTACATTATTTTTACTACCCTGTTTCTATTGTTCAGGGTGCTTTATCTGGTACTGGCACATTTACAGGCGGGTCTTTGTACACTAACGGCTCTTATGCTAACGTGCCACTTAGTTACGTATCAGGCGTTACAGGCAATGGTGCTGGGGCTACAGCTAACGTAGTTGTTTCTGGCGGTGTTGTTACTTCTGTGACTATTCAGAATGGCGGAAATTTTTATATCGTCGGCAATCAACTAACTATTAACTCTAGCTATATTGGTGGTACAGGTTCTGGCTTTGTTTATACCGTTGGAGCTATTGATAACCCTGATGGTACAAGCTGGCTTGGTGATAACTATGACCCAGTATTGCTTTATGGCGCTATGCGGGAAGCAGTCCTTTTTATGAAGGGCGAGCAAGATATGGTTACATATTACGAAAAAATGTACCAAGAAGCTCTTGGACAACTTAAACGCCTCGGCGATGGTTTGGAGCGTAACGACGCATACCGCAGGGGGCAGACAAGTCTGCCTTATAATCAGCTATGATTTCACAAGGCCAATGCAATATCTTTAAAAAGAACGTACTTAGCGGGCTAGAGAACTTTGCCGCTGGTACTAGCTACGTCTATAAGATTGCCCTGTATACGTCCCTGGCTAATCTGACCCCAGATACTGTTGCATATACTACTTCTGGGGAAATTACCGGGGCTGGGTATGCTGCAGGTGGTAAAGTCTTAACTGTGTCCCAAGTACCTACCTACGATGCTTCAAACGACACTGCGTTTATTAACTTTGCTAATGTAACTTGGAACCCAGCTTCCTTTACTGCTAGGGCAGCACTGATATATAATGCTACTACTGGAGCTGCTGTTGCTGTATTGGATTTTGGGTCGGATAAAACAAATACACAGGCGGGTACGTTCACGGTTACGTTCCCTACACCAACATCAACAACCGCTATATTAAGACTTAACTAGGAGCA